TTCCATTCCATCCCTTACGGGTTACTTTCTGCCCTGCTTTTAATCTGCGTACTGCTTCTCCGAATGTGAATGTCTGGATATTCAAGTCTTTTACATCGGGACCGGCTACAATTTCCCAATCATCTCTGAGGATGAAAGTGAGTGTGTAGTCCACATTGTCCGTCTCACGAATATCCAATACTTTTCCGTCCTTGCAGTGCATTTTGATGGAATTATCCTCCCATTTCCAATAGCCAGACCATTCCGGCAGTTTAACGATAGCTCCCTGTTTGAGAGCTTCGTATGCTTCCTTGAAAACCATAATGCCTCCTAACTGTTTACTGCGTCTCTCATGCTGATTACTTTCGTGCTCTCTTTTGGAGGTTCAGATTTTTCTTCCAATACCTCTCCGGTCTCAGGATCGCATCCAAGTTCCTCTGCTGTCGGTGTGGAATCCTTTTCCGGGTCCATGCACATACCACACTCATCAAGAGTAAGCTGACCTTTGATTGCGCCCTTTGCGTGTTCTGTGAGGGTTGTTACGCCGCTACGGAAGTCCTTGTTGATGAATAACTGAGTTTTCAGTCCCATCTCAGGAGCCAGCTTAACGGAAGTCTGAACCTCAACAGCAACATCTTCTCTATCATCCTCTGACGGAGTGAGAACAATCTTAATGTCGAGAGTTCTTTTCTTCTTGGCATCCGTATTCAAATCGAGAATGTTGTCAGAAATCTTTGCCAACGCTCTGTCGATTCTTTCCTGAACGCCTCCGGCACACATAGATGCCAATGTAAGTTTCTCTGCCACTTTTATCACTTCCTTTCCTAAATGTAGAATTTTCTGTATCTATCAAAGAACTTTTTCCGTGCTTCATCCACGGTAAGTCCTTGTGATACCTCATTGAGTTCGTAGGAGAGCTGCGCTATTATCTGCAACAGTTTTTGTACTTCTGTGCTCTGGTGTGCGCTTATCTTCCCCGTTCTGTGATGTTCTGGTGTGAGTGGAACCCATAAACCATCTTCATCTGCTTTTTTTCGGTTGGGGCCTCCGAGGCAGTGATGCCTCTCAACCCCATACTGACCGTTGATAATATCAAGATCCGCATATTTCATATCCACAATAATTGAATCTCTCATTAAATCTCTCCCATAAGCATATCCATTGATATAGGTCCATCCAAAACCTCAGTGTCGGCACAGTAATCGCATACCTCGCATCTCAGAGGTTCAATTTCTCCATCTTTCAGGCGTTGGATTTTCACGATATTGTTTTTGACCTCTGCCAGTTTTTCATCCATCATCAGCGGTGGAACTTCAATAACCTTGATTCTCGGATGAGGAATGTTGTCTGTCTTATCCTTGCTGACAGCACAAATGTAAAACGGCAAGAGATCACCTGTATTCTGTCTGTAAATCTCTCTGTACACGGCAGCTTGCAAATCATATCCCCACCATTCGCAGAAATTGAGTCTCTGCCCAAGGTCCTTTGCGTAAAAGGTTTCTGTTATGCTCTTTACTGTTTTGAGGTCAGTGATTCGCCTGCCGTCTGCACTGTCAATTTTGATTTTGACAGGAACTCCCTCAATTTCTCCGGTCATAATAACCTGTTTATCTCCGGCCATGTACTGCATGAAAACTGGATCTTTCACGGCACGGTCAATCATAATTGAGGCCTGTTTGTATTCGGATTTCAACTCTCCGGCGGTTTTACCTCTGGATGAGAAGATTTCCGGGTGCTGTGCGGAAAATGTAGGAAGTGTACCCTCAAAGTAGGCATCCACATAGGAGCCTACCATTAACGCAGTTGTGGTTACTTCCTCAACTTCTCCCCGGAGCTTCGCCATAGCGTATGCTTCACAACCCATTTTTCCGGTCGTGCCGTTGAACTCTTTGTACTGAGAAACGGACACATACTGCATATTAGCTTCTTTGGTGTAATAGTTCTCCGGGGTAAGTTTAAGAAGATTACTCATCTACTTCCTTGAATGTTCCGTCAATCACACCATCAGAACTCTCATCTGCGTTATGAGAACTCTGATCGTGAGACTGGTAAATGTCCTGTGCCTGATACTTCTCTTTCGGTTTTTCCTTAACATCAAATGCCGAACCATCTTCAAATGCCTGACACTGTTCTGCGGTATCAAAGTTGAGGTCAATCAACTTACACAGTCGGCGGAGAACTGTTTTCTTACACATCTCTCCGTAACTTTCTTTCCAAGCCTTGCTGTTTGCTGCCTTTGAGAATGTCTGTCTGGTATGTTCAATGTCCTCTTTGCTCATGGTGTCGTACATCATGGAACCGTCTTTGTAGAGGACTACCGCAAATGCACCGATAATCTCTCCGTTTGAAAAAGTCTTAGGTCTGAAATTGACATACTGCTTACCGTTTTCAATTACTTCCTCAAACTTATCTCCCTCACGGACTACCTTTGCGTAAATGTCTTGAATAGGATTGCTCGAATATCTCTTGCACAGCTTGATCTCTCCCTTGTAATCAGTCTGGAACTGACACTGATTTCCGTAAGGAATTGCGTAACACTCTCCGTTAAAGAAATCGAGACCAAGGAAAGCTCCTTTTAAGAGTGTTCGCACAACGGTCGGCGCTTCGCATTTTGAGAAATCAGCTTGTCCGTCCTGCAGAACCGTCATGCAGTTCTGTAAAAATCTCTGCTTGTTGAATTTCTCCGGCAGAGCTGCAACCTGTTTTTCAAGGCTTTCGTCCAGTCCTTTATGAACTGCAACTAAATAATTTGTGTCTTTTGTTGCCATAAATAACCTCCTTGTATTTTTATGAATCTGCCTACCAAGAAAAGGCTATGGCAGGCAGATTATTTATTTTATTCGCTATCGTCTGTACCCCCCCCCGAAAAGGTTTTTCAAAAAATCCGCAAAACCATCTTCGGAGTTTGGCTTAACTTTAACGGTATCGAAACTAAATTTCTTTTTCATCAAATCAGTGAGTTTTATCGTCTGCTCAGACATAATATCTTTGATGAGGTTGTTGGTTTCCTCCGCCCACTCCATTCCACCGTCAATATCTTCGAGAAATGCCTTATTTCCAGAAGAACTGCAACTGATTGATGTAGGCGTTACGGTCACTTCACAAGTGAATGGATGGATTTCAATATCTTTCGTATCATCCATAATGTGTTTGAGTGCCATCATTGCCATAAGTGCGTCAAAGTTATCATTCTTTCCTGCCATAGTGTTTCCTCCTACAGTTCAATAACTGTTAATTCATTGTTACTTGTTGTTCTGGTTGCTATGAACTGCAACCCTTTCTTTTTGCACTTCTCATAGAGACGTGTGCGGTTTTCCTCAGACAGTTTCTCAGTACCATCAATAAGGATGATCTGTAATCCCGCCGGATTCTGAATTGCCACATCAATGCAGAGGTCAAGTTTTTCTCCCTCTGACAAATTGCTTACCGGCAATCCATTGATAAGAGGTATTCCGTCTTTAACGGTCAGACCCTCAATCGGAATCTCTGCGGTTTCCAGAATGGTTCCCGGAAGAGTTCTTGCCAGTTCGATCTTCTCTGTGAGACTGTTTGACTCACTCTGCAACTCATCAACCTCTTTCTGGATGTTCAACATTCTGCGCCACTCATTGATATGGCCTTTCATCTTCTCAGTCTCATTGGCTTTTGCCATAAGATCATCAATAGGTGTGGTTTCCATATCTGCGTATTCTGCGTAGGATGCCTGCTCAGCTTCATACTTAGACACGGATGCCTCATACTCCGACTGAATTACCTTTACCTTGTCCGCTTTTACACCAGCAAGGCCGTCTTTCTTCTCTCTGAGGGCTTTTATTCTCTCTTCAAGCTGTGCCAACTC